TCTGTATTGTCCGGATTCTATCTCTCCTGATATGTTAGTTTCTGTAAACACAGAATCTTCCATTGCAATTGCAGACATTATGTTAATCTTTGCCATCATAGACATCAATCCTATAACGTGGTCGTATTGACCTTTAAGTTGGTCAAAAGAAACTCTTTTCATAAATATAAATGGTGGAGTAGATAGAACGTTAGGTATAAAGTCAAGTATCATATTACGTTCAGGAAATACTACATAGGTACCTCCTTGGTCATAATATTCAATAATTCTTACACCAGAGTATGTGTTATCTTCCCAACCTTGTTCTCTGTTATTTTCATAAGAAAGAAATGGTGTAGCAGTATCAGTTTGTACATCACCTTCATCATCATCTTTTTTTAATATTTGTTCTGCAAACTCAGGATAGATTTGAGCTAGTTTATATCTAGGTACACGTCTTAGTACTGCCATTTCTCTAGGTTGTTGGTCAGGACCAAAGTTACCTGGAAATGTATCATAAGGGTCTCTTAGTTCAGCACTAGGATAAAAGAAACCATTCTTATCTCTTTTAGTTGTTATAACCCATGCACAATAACCATAACCAGGTAGCCATCTTGCAGCTTGTTGAATTTGTGCTAATAAATTTTGTTTATCATCATAGTTAGAAACAATACGTTCTAGTTTTTCTGCACGCATTTTACTTCTAGTAGAATCATTATCGTTAGGTACATCAACTCTAACTTGTGGTATTCCAGATATTTTTTGTGCAAGTCTATCAATACCAGATTGCAACATGTTAGGAGCTGGTAATAAATCAGCATCACTGGTTTCCATTGTATTACCTAGTAAAGCTTTAATACCATCTGCACCACCATTAAGTATTGCTTTTATTCTAGCTTTCTGTACTTGTCTTTCTTGTGTTAACTTACCTTGTGTAAGTTCAGCTGCGTTTCTAATTATCTCTTGATAAGTTTTAACATCTAAATTTTCTATCCCCATGGTGCCTCATTCATATCTGTAATCTTATAATCTCCATAACTAGGATTGTAGTCTAATCCCAAATCAGCGGCACGTTCTTTTTGTAACCGCCTAAAAACTTTCATTGGAAACCAACTAGCCATAACTATATCGGTCTTCTCTTTGTTTCTTTTAGAAACAGGTTTACCATCAAAGTATAACAGTTGTTGCCTATATTTCTGTACTTTTGCATTAGATTCTCCATCACCAGTAGGTAGGTGTATTCTTCTATTTTCAAATAAATCAGCCATAGCACCTACACCATACAATGGGTCATGTTTGTTTTTACCTGTCATGTGTCCTTGTACTGTTATGCCTGCACGTAATGTAAATTCTTTTATAGATGCATCTTGTCTTATAGCAGTTTGAAATCCGTTTTCTTCTACTATCCAATGTCTACAATCATAGTTATGTAACCAGTCAGCCATTTGGTCTAATGCAGCTCTTACACCACCACCACGTTTATTTTCTAAATCTACTAAATATAATTCACCTCTGTATGTATCTATACCCCACAATACACTTGCTTGATAACCACTTGATGCAGGGTCTAGTCCAGCAACTAAATGTAAATTTTTATATACTTGTCCTAGTACTAAGTCAGGTCGCATACATTGGTCAATCATGTTCATTGTAAATATTTGTGTACCTTCTACATATGCTTGGTTGTAATAAACCATTTCAAATGTTTGCCTACCACCTGTAGATTCAGCTGAGTGCAACCTAGACATTAACCATTTATGTGTACGTTTAGAAGGCCATAACATACATTCAGTATGTAGTTCTGTTGCATGTTCTGGTAAACCACAATCTAATGCATGTGCAGATTCAACAATAGTTGTAAAGTTATCTGATTCAAGTAAATGATTATATAAATCATCAGGATGTTGTCTTGACCCAATTACTACAATTGCAGTATGTTCCTCTTTACGACTTGATAATGTTGTAGTCCACCATTGTCTTGTACTTTCTCTTGCACCAGGTTGTTGTGTAGTTTGATGGTCTTCAATGTCGTCTGCAATAATTAAATCACAGTCTCTTGATAATATCTTTCCACCTTTACCTACAGCAACCATTGTTGGTGATTTAATACCTGCAACAGTTCTAGTACCTACAGTAAATTGATTTTGTGACCAGTTCTTACCTGACCTATTATCTGGTTTAAAGTTTGTACCAGGTGCACAAAAGTCTTCTCTAAGTTCTTCATTAGTATCTAATACGTCTAGTACAGCAGATAATGCGTTCTTAGCAATGTCTTCGTTACCACCTACCCACATAATACGTACGTTAGGGTTTTTGCATATTTGATACACAGCAAAGTGTATTAATAATTCAGTCTTTCCATGTCGTGGGGGTGACAGTATTAATAACTCTTTACCGTTTTCTATACTATCTATAATGTTATTAATCCATTCAGTATGAAAATCTGCGGTGTCGTATACTTCTCCTAGTTCAGTTCTAAAGTATTTTTGTCGGAAGTCGGAAAAATTTTCTAATGCAGACTTAGCATCCTCTGATAACTCCCAGTCTTCTGCTAATATTTCGTTNNTACTGTCTACTTTAAATGCACCAAGCATGCGACTGACAGTAGCAGGTGTGCAACCAAGGAGGGAAGCTGCGTGTGCCACTGTCATGTCGCCAGTTGCAACTTCATCAGCTATACCTTCGCTTACGAAAGCTTGGTAATACTGCCCTCTTCTGATAGAGGCGTAGTCGCCTTCATCAGACTTACGTTCTATATTAATAGGTTTTACGTCATCTTGCTTGTTGTAGTACTTATCTCTTGCAAATTGTCGTTTCTGGCAGGTGGGAGAACAAAATTTACGTTGTTTACCCTTTAATCTCTTCCTGCAACCCTCTGCTATACAGACTACATTCTTGGGTGTATCGACCATTGTTTAACTATCTTTCGTTAGATGTTTGTATAGTGAGAATTATATGCTATAGTCAAGTTAATTACAAACACTAAACACAAGTAATTTGTTACAGGTGAAGGTGCAATCGGGATGCAAAAAGCTTCTGATAGGTAAAACTATAACGTAGAAACGCAAAAGAAGTACCCAAGGACATAAGAAAAGGTTTAGTCAGCTTCAATAAAGCCTATGCCCGCTAACGCCCTTTCTTACTGGGTTTCATACTGAATTACCAGCATATTTTATAGACCTTACGTACTATATGAGAGACGTCAAGGTTGACATATGGTAGTCAATGTAAGACTGTACATAAGAACTAAAGTACTAATGTAAAATATATACTATACAGTATCCATATCCTTCTGCTGTCTCTTGAGACAGAAGGATATAGATACTATATGTTTTAATATAGAGAGATATATAGTTTAAATGTAATCCTTTAGTCTTAGATGTAATCTATACATTATAAATAATAATTATCTATCGGATACAAAAGACTTAAAAGTCTGTATCCGACAGATAATAATAAGTTATATAAAGAAAGGTAATTATGTATAACAACTATGAAAAATGGGAACATAAGAAAACATGTACTGTTTGCTTATATCCCATCGTATTTAAGAAAGATACTTATTTCAAGAGAAATAAGAATAATGGCATTAGCTATCCATTAAACATACACTATGGTGCGTGTAGCACAAAAGTGTATTTGGATGGCGACAGTGCATGGGAAGTATCTAAGAGAAACCCAAACAAAATACAACAGTTAAAACTACTATTTAGATAACTATCTAACAGCACTCTGCTGACTCTTGAGTCAGAGTGCTGATAGATATTTATATAGAAAGGATATGAATATGGAAACTATGGGAATAGATAAGTACTGTATGTGGTGTAACTTACCCGAATGGGATAAGGACTGCCACTGTTGGGAGTAACTATGAAAGATGTAGTGTATACGACAACAACTAAGCAACCATACCCTAAACCAGTGTGTGGTTCAAGTAATTATTTATATGATTACACAACATGTGGTTGCGAAGATATAGACGAATAATCTATATATCTGAGAGTGTCTGCTGACTCTTGAGTCAGACACTCACAGATATATATATAGAAAGGAATATGTATATGAAATTAAGAGAAGTAAAAAAAGGTATGAAACTTAGCTATATATATTATAGATATGTTTATAAATACCTTTGGAAAATTATAGATAAATTTTAATCTATATATCTGACAGCTTTCTGTTGACTTAAAAGTCAGAAAGCTGACAGATATATATATATAATATATGTATCGCTATTGTATAAGACGAAATGAAAGGAATAATATAATGGCAAAACTAATGTACGAAGTTATTTGTGGGGTAACCAACAAATTACTAACTGAAGGTACACAACAAGCAAGAATACATACCTATAAAAAAGGTGTTGGCGCTAAAACTTACTGGTTGAATCTTGATAAAGACGCACCAGAAGTTGCAGAGCAACTTGACATAATTGCTAAAGCACAAAGTGCATTATGGGAATTGAATAATCAAAGCCCAACAGCATTTGTGAATAAGGGCAAGGAAGTAGCAGTAGCTACTTCATCAGTAGTAGAAGATACT